TAGGAGCAAACGGATTTCATAGTTTTGTTGCAGAGTGGCAGGAGCATCCAGATAGAGATGAAGAATGGAAAGAAGCAGAAATTGGACGTATAGGCGAAGAAAAGTTTAGACGTGAATACGGCTGTGAATTCTTAGTCTTTGATGAAACACTTATTAACAGTATTAAGTTAGCCGCAATGGATGGTAAAAATCCTATATTAAATATGGGTCAAACTCGTTGGTATAAAAAGCCAAGCAGTGAGTTTACATATGCAGTTGCATTAGATCCGTCAATGGGAACAGGTGGCGATAATGCCGCAATTGAAGTATTTGAATTACCTAGTTATGAGCAAGTAGCAGAGTGGCAACATAACCAAACAGGCATTCCAGGACAAGTTAGAGTATTAAGTGATATATGTAATTACATTGCTACTGAAACTAAATCCGATACTAATGTATATTGGAGTGTAGAAAACAATGGTATAGGCGAAGCCGCACTAATTGTTATAAATGACTTTGGTGAAGAAAATATACCCGGACTATTTGTAAGTGAACCTATACGCAAAGGACATGTACGTAAGTTCCGTAAAGGATTTAATACTACACACGGTACAAAAATTACTGCATGTAGTAGACTTAAAACTATGATAGAAAACGATAAAATGTCTATAATAAGTAAACCTTTATTATCAGAACTAAAAGGCTTTGTTGCAACAGGTTCAAGTTTCCAAGCAAAGTCAGGAATGACAGATGATTTAGTAAGTGCTACATTACTTGCTATTAGAATGATGGCAGTACTAAAAGACTGGGATCCAAGAGTGTATAATACATTCAATCAAGCCGAACAAGATGAAGATTATGAGGCACCAATGCCTATCTTCATTAGCAGTAACTATTGATAAATACATTTATGCAGAATTTAGACACAACAGCAGAAGAACTATTTAATAAGATACGTGGACGCTTTCCAAGTATTACTATAGGTGATGCTGAAGGTAACGTAACTAACGAACCTAAACTAGGTAGATACTTTGATTTTGACTTTGTAAATGAAGGTCGTCCAATTGGTAAAGTTAGTGTAAGTCTAGATGAAAAGAATGTGGCAGTAGTATACGGTGGCGATTTAGTTGCTACTGAATCAGATATAGCAAAAAAAGGCTGGTACGATTTCTTAAAAGAACTACGCATGTTTGCAAGAAAACGAACACTAGAATTTGACACAAGAGACATAACAAAATCTAATTTAGATCAAAGAGATTACAAATTTTTGGCAAAGAATCGTGACGGGGATAACGGAATGAACGAATCAAAATTATATGGCACATCAAGACAGTCTTATCAAGACTTTGATGGAGCACGTTTAATGATCAAACATACAGAAGGTGTTGATCAAGAAGCAAGCGCAGGACGCACAAGAAAAATTGGTGCAATATATGTTGAAAGCTCAGAAGGTGAAAGATTTAAATATCCTTTCAAACACCTTACTGGTGCAAGAGCAATGGCAAGACACGTATCAGAAGGCGGAGTACCGCATGATGATTTTGGTAAGCATATTGTAAGTATGTCAGAAGAAATGAACAAACTACGTAAGTTTAAATCTTATATGGGCCGTTCAGCAGTAATGGCAGAAAGCCTAGCAGAGTATGTAGATGTTGTTAAACAACGTGTAGGTACAATTAAGAAAACATTAGAATCATTACAAAAGCCATCATACTATAAAGAAACATTTGAAGCATTTGAAACCCCCGTACTTGAAGATGTTCCTACTGATGTTGCTGAAAATTGGATTGATCAACTTACTATTAAACAGTTCAATGAAGAGCTTGCAGATGTATTCCCCTACATTTACAAATTAGTAAGCGAAGCAAACAAAGCAGAAGAAATAACTGCTGAAGATTTATTAGGTGAAAAGAAAAGTTCACCAGCAGGCGGTCCAGCATGTTGGGATGGTAAAAAGATTGGTAACCCTAAAACTAAAATGAAGGGTGGCAAAAGAGTTAATAACTGTGTACCAGAAGGCGCAGAAGATCGCGCTCGTTATGATGCAGATGAAACTCCACGTGGTGAGAAGAAGAAAAAAGTTAGTCTTAAAAAAGCACCATGGGACAAAGATGACGAAGAAGTAAAAACAAAAGAAGAAATTGAACTAGAGCAAGGCTTTGAAGAAATGATGGGTCAGTTTGCTGAAGGTGATATGAAGTGGAAGCAAACTAGTATGTCACCAGAAGAAGCTGTAGCAAAGTACGGCAAAGACAATGTAAAAGTTAAAAAAGGCGGACTTAACAACGGCGACGATATGGTATCAGTACATGTTGCAGATGAAAGTTTTGACCCACAGTCAGAGCCAAGCAAGCAAGATGCAATGGCAGACGAATTTATGGATGCATATGAAAAAGGTGGCGAACCAGCACTAGCAAAAGCAATGGGCATGACTGATCAAGAACTTGATCAAGAAATTACCGAGTACGGCATGGAACACAGCTTACACGCTGACGACGATAGAGATGATATTATCCAAGGTGTTATTGAACAAATGATCGATAATATGGACGAAGGCAATGCATACTCAGGCGCTGTAGCAAAAGCTAAAATGAATGGCAAGAAAAAGGGCGATGAAATTGATGGCCCAGACGGCGAAAAGATTAAGTTAGAAAAAGAAGAACAAAAGACACCATTAGGCGAGTTCATACTATCTTACTACGATAAAGAAGAAGGTGCATTTCCAAAAGGCGAAACAGCAGTACTAACAATGGTAGAAAAAGATTACGGTGAACAGTATATCAATCCAGCAAAAGCATTTATTGAAAGTGTATATGAAATGACGGAAAGATACAAACAGGCAGAAGATACGAATCCAGAAATGGATAGAATGAAAGAATTAGCCGGTCTAAGATAGATTGGTTATAAGTTTTTCAGGTTTTTCTTTAAAAAAGACTTGACAAGGTAAGTAGTAGAGTGTATTATATATACTGTGCTACAAACAAATAGGCACAAAAGCACATAGGCATAACAATCATATAGGAGGCACAACTATGGCATCATTAGCAGAAATCCGAGCAAAGCTCAAAGAGCAAGAAGCAAACGCTTCAGGTAACCGTAGCTCAGGCGGCGGTGACAACAGCATTTACCCATTTTGGAATATTAAAGAAGGCGAGTCGGCAACGATGAGATTCTTGCCAGATGGCGATGCAGATAACACTTTCTTTTGGAAAGAAAGACTCGTTATTAAACTTCCATTCGCAGGCATTAAAGGTGAAACAGATTCACGCCCTACACAAGTACAAATTCCATGTATGGAAATGTATGGTGAGACATGTAACATTCTTAACGAAGTGCGTGGTTGGTTTAAAGATCCAAGTTTAGAAGACATGGGTCGTAAGTATTGGAAAAAGCGTTCGTACATTTTCCAAGGCTTTGTAACGGATAACCCACTAACGGACGATAACACACCTGAGAATCCAATTCGTAGGTTTATTATTGGTCCACAAATCTTCCAGATCATTAAGCAGGCGCTTATGGATCCAGACATGGAAGAATTGCCAACAGACTATACTGCAGGCGTAGACTTTCGTCTAAACAAAACATCCAAAGGTGGATACGCAGACTACAGCACAAGTAATTGGGCACGTAGAGAGCGTCCATTAGACGATGCACAAATGAATGCAGTTAATACAAACGGTCTGTTTAATTTGTCAGACTTCCTGCCTAAAAAGCCAGGAGAGATTGAACTTAAAGTAATGCAAGAAATGTTTGAAGCGTCAGTAGACGGTGAAGCATTTGATGCAGATCGTTGGGGACAATACTTCCGACCAGCAGGTATGCAACAGCGTACAGGTGATCCATTAAAGGCATCTGCACCAGCGGCAACAACACCTGCTCCGACACCAGCACCAGCGGCACCTGCTCCAGTAGCAGAAGCGGCTCCTGCGGCAACTCCAGCACCAACTGCTGAAGCTCCTGCAGAAGGTGGCGGCAATGCAAATGACATTCTAGCAATGATCAGAGCACGTCAAAGTTAATAATAATTTAATATGGGTTACAAGTGTAATGCTTGTAACTCATAAATTAACGGCTTTTAAAAACAGGAGATACCATGGCGAATAAAGCGTTTGATCCTACTAAGTTTAGGACACAACTAACTAAATCCATTTCAGGAATGAGTGCAGGGTTCAATGACCCGACTGATTGGATTAGTACAGGAAATTATGCACTCAACTATCTTATCTCAGGAGACTTTCATAAAGGTGTTCCGCTAGGTAAGGTATCTGTTTTTGCAGGAGAATCAGGTGCAGGTAAATCATATATCTGTGCAGGTAACATTGTAAAAGCGGCACAAGACCAAGGCATCTTTGTAGTCTTAATTGATTCAGAGAATGCACTTGACGAAGCGTGGCTACAAGCATTAGATGTAGACACAGCAGATGACAAACTACTAAAACTTAATATGTCAATGATTGATGATGTTGCTAAAACAGTATCAACATTTATGATTGACTATAAAGCAATGGACGAAGAAGAACGTCCTAAAGTATTATTTGTTATTGACTCACTAGGTATGCTATTAACACCAACAGATGTTGATCAGTTTAACAAGGGTGATATGAAAGGTGATATGGGTCGTAAGCCTAAAGCACTAACATCACTTGTACGTAATACTGTTAACATGATTGGTTCACATAACGTAGGCTTAGTGTGTACTAACCATACATATGCATCACAAGATATGTTTGATCCAGATGACAAGATATCAGGTGGTCAAGGCTTTATCTATGCATCTTCAATTGTTGTAGCAATGAAAAAACTAAAACTAAAAGAAGATGAAGATGGTAACAAGATCAGTCAAGTTATGGGTATTCGTGCAGGCTGTAAGGTAATGAAAACTAGATATGCAAAACCTTTCGAGGCAGTGCAAGTTAAAATTCCTTATGAAACAGGCATGAATCCATATAGCGGACTATTGGAGTTATTTGAAGCAAAAGGTGTCATTGAAAAACAAGGTAACAGACTAAAGTATGTTTCCAGCAATGGCGAAGAAATCTTAGAATATCGTAAGAAATGGATCGGCGAAAACCTCGATACTGTTATGTCAGATTATCTAATAAAAGAAGCGACTCTGGTAAATACCTCGGACGACGAATCTATTATAGATGAAGTAGAATTAGACGACATACAAACAATCGAGGAGTAGAGTATGGAAGAAGAGCAAATCGTAGATACATGGAATATGTTTAAGGAGTATCTTGATAAAAAACATATTGAGATTGCGGCAGAACGCTTTGTAGACTTGATGGCCGATATGGGCACAGGTGACGATGTGTTTACTAATGCACTAGGAAGTGATAGTGCATTGGATAATGCAATAAACTATTATCTAGACATTGACGATGAAGATGTTCTTGACGAAGAGACAGATTGGGATTAAATTATGGGTTGGTATAGCGAAGTATCTAGAGACATTAACAAGATACCTAATGCAGTTACATTCTATGAAAGCGAACTAATTGACGCAAAGAAAGAAGTTAAATTAGTTGGCAGTGTAGAAAAAGCATCTGCGGCTATGCCAGGCATAGTGGAACACAGGTTCAATCAATTACAAGAGATTGAAGCAATCCTAAACTATCTAAACATTGAGCTACGCAGGTTGCGTAGTTCATACTTTAAAAAATACTTAGAAAATTATCAACGAGCTCTGTCTAGTCGCGACGTAGAAAAATACGTTGACGGCGAGGCAGACGTTGTTGATTATGAAAAAATTATTAACGAGTTTGCACTAATGCGTAATAAGTGGTTAGGTGTCTTAAAAGGACTTGATCAAAAGCAATGGCAAATAACAAACGTAGTTAAACTACGTGTAGCAGGTATGGAAGATGCTACGCTATGACACAATACTACAGTCAAATAGAACAAGACAAATATTATATTGAAAATATATCACGTGGTAAACGTGAAGGATTCTATTTAGATATTGGTGCTAATGATGGAGTATTTACAAGTAATACTGCTACATTAGACTACTCCTTTGGCTGGAAAGGTATTTGTATAGAAGCAAATCCGCATTTAATACCGCAACTACAAAACAACAGACAGCATAGTACAGTAGTACATTGTGCTGTTTTTAATACTAACGGTGAAGTTACTTTTGAAATTCCTTTAAGTGAACATAAGGATATTCGAGGAGACTTGTTATCTAGAATTACAAACGTAGATTTAGATGCTAGAAATAAAAAATACTTTAAAAAACATTTTAAAGATAAAACAGAAACTACAACAGTAACAAGCAAAACCGTTACCACAATATTACAAGAGAATCATAAATTGCCGTGTACAGTTGACTACATGAGTTTGGATACAGAAGGTGCTGAACTAGAAGCATTACAAGGTATAGACTTTAGTAAAATTACAATAAAGTTTATGACTATTGAACATGGTAATAGAAAAGGCATGATTGAAAAGTTAACGGATTACCTATCACCACATGGATACAAAGTACATAGAATCAATAAGTGGGATATAGAATTTGAGCATGAATAGTTGGGACGTATTTGATACACTAATTGCACGTAGGTTCTTTTATCCTAAAACAGTACATGAAGAAACTGCTAGACGTATTAACGATTCTAACTACGTTAAAAAACGTATACGTGCTGAAAAAGCAACTAAGAAAGACGAAGGCAACTTCGAAGACATCTATAAACTGTTACCCGAGTACGATCCACAAGTTGAATTACAAGTAGAACTTGAACACTTATTTCCAATAGTAGAAAATATAAACAAAGTCAAAGACGGTGACTTAATACTAAGTGACATGTATCTTAGTGCAGATGAAATTATGAAAATATTACGCAACTGCGGACTAACAAAAAATGTAGATATTATTGTTACTAGGTATGGTAAGCGTCACGGATACATTTGGGATAGTGTAAAACAGAAGTATAACATAGATACACACTATGGAGATAACGAACATAGCGATGTTAAAACTGCACAAGCAAACGGAGTTAATGGCGTCTTAGACACGCTTACACACTTCACAGAGCTTGAACAAATGGCATATGAAGTAGATCCACAACTAGCATGTTGGATGCGTAAAACTAGGTTATTATGTCCACATACAGGCGATGCAAAGAAGTATTGGATTGAGCAAGCAAACTTAAACTTGCCTGTACTAGCACTTGCTACACTAGAACTACCAGATAGAGATATTGCTTTTACATATAGAGACTGTTGTAATTGGCAACCATTATACGAAGCAATGACTGGTAAGAAAAGTAAGATGCTTATTACTAGTAGGAAAATGTATTTAGAACCTAACGAACACTTTAAAGAATATATAGATAGAACGATTGATGCTAACACAACTATAGTAGATTTGCAAGGTGAAGGCAATAGCATTTATAAATTTTATAACCAAGCGCCACCGCATACAATATACATAGGAGGAAAGACACTTCCTTACGTTGATCGTCTTGTACCGTTTGCTACAAAGAGTTTAGAAAAACATAACTGCTATCAGTTTGGACCAGTAATTGATTGGGACGAAGATGGACCTATTAGAGGACCAAACGATCATCCTCAACAGATTGCAAAGATACAATATAATGCAATGGCTAGTGCAATTAGTATCTGTGATTTATTTAAACCTAAGCCTAACAAAGAACTATTGTTAAAGTTTGTTGAACGTATGCACAGTAAAGAATATGCAACAACAAATATTAAATGGGCAAAGTTTAATGAGCAAAAGAAATGAAAG